TGCTCTGAATAACCTCTCTACCAAGGTCTAGCAACAAGTCCCAGATAATCTGTCTTGATTGTCCCATAGTGGGACTAACGTAGAGAACCGCAGAGCCTTGTGGACACTTGAGTCCTTCAATCAGTAGGGTAACTGCCGCCATCCTGCTTTTGCCACAACGTCTTCCGGCAGCTACTACCTTGAACCTTGTTTTGTCTTGGAAAACTTGTTGTTGCCAAGGGAGAAGGGAGAAGTTGAGGTCAGCCATATTTGGCCTCTACGTCTTGAGGCTCATCAGAGGTGTCGATGATCGTTGGCTCTTGGCCCAAGCCAGTGATATTGATAGTGACTGCTGACCTTTGACTCTTGTCTTTCTCAAACATTGAGATCGGTAGTGTTCTGTCAATGCACATCTTGAGCGCTGCCATCTGGCCTGGGTGGTCATCGTTGAGCGCAATGTCAATCACCTTCTGCGCTACATCCTTACCGCCAGACCGGATCATTAGTTCTTTCAACTCTTTGAGGCGCTGGTGATCCGTCTTGGGCAAAACCTTGGGTGGGTTGTTCGCATAGCGCTGAATGGTCATCTTGACCGAACCCTTGGGACGACCGCGCTTTTTCTTTCTCTCTTCAGTTGCAGGGGTGAATTCCACTTTTTTCCTTTCGGGAAGATGGGTTTTGCCGATTGTAGTCCATTTCGCTTTTTCGGTGGGTGGGGGGCTCCCACAATTATCACGGCGAGGCCGACCCCCTCCCCCCCCATGCAAAACCGCCCAAAACCAAGGGTTTTCCCGATTCTACTTAATACGATGACCATTATGTTAAGTTGACGCAAAGATATCCACAGATATTTGAATACTTTGTTTGTACTCGGCAAGTTATCCACAGGAAACTGTGGACAAGTTGAACAAGACCCTTGTGGATAACTGGGTTCGGATCGGTTTGGGCGGGAGAAAAAAAGAGAAAGAGGCTGTGGGTGCATTTCCCGCATACCTGTATACCAAACTGTATTCAGAACTGTATTCAAAACTGCATACAAAACTGTATACACTTTTGTGTACCGAAAATTTGTGAGGAATAACCAAACCATCCAACCAGTTCAGGAATGCTCTCCAGACGCATCAAAACCCTCTGTATCGCTCTCAAACGCTTCGTCCGTACCATTGCCTACCTGCAAGCAATCAAGGCTCTTATGCGGTCTAAAGCCTTGCATCCATAAAAATGAATAGACTTCAAGCAAATGATGAAAGCCAGCGGACATATCGCCACGGCCTGCGTGAACCAAAATCTTTTTCTCTGCGGGCTTTAGGATGCGCTGAAAGTATTTTGACTTTGGGTTAGCTGGTCTACCTACAGCCATAACAACCCCCAAAAAAAAGGGTACTCACGCCCAAAGGCGCTTTCCCCGAATGTGCAGCAATGGCAACCGCGCACACGTTCATCTTATCACCTCAATCTCTACGGCGTACTCGCCTGGCCTGCCTGACCTTTGGGCATACTGCCAATCCACCAGACGATTGCCATCATCCACGCCAAGCCAATCAGCCACGCCGTCCCTGACTGCTTTAAACCCAGACTGCAAATTATCCCCATCGAGCTTCCTTGGCGCAACTCTGGTCAAAACCACAGTCGCCGGAAGCATCTCCAAACCAGAGGACTGAGCCACGGCAGCCAAGCTCATCCGAGTCCTGTTTCTCTGATCCCTCGTCAACTTCGCCTTGACCGCCCAATGCAATCTCATGTTCGCCACACTGACAATTTTCATGTTCATCCTGACCTCAATCATGCCAACTCCCAACCAACTCCCAACTTTCCCAACCTTGCCCGATTTCCCAAAAACCGAACCGAACCGAACCGAAACAGTTTACGAACCGAAACCGAATGGGTATGTATACCCTTTCGGTAAGTTTCGGTTCGAAATACCGACTGTTTGGGCTTCCAGTTTCGGTAAGTTTCGGTAAGTTTCGGTTAATTCGGTTCATAGTTTCGGTTCAACCGAATTAGCCGATTCGGTTACCGATTCGGTAAGTTTCGGTTCAATTATCTTCCCATCGTTTGGCTTAATTCTATAGCCTTTGGAGTCCTCAAGAACCAGTAATTTTTTGACCAAACTGTCCACAACTTCCCTAAACCTGTTGGACTTGATGCCATGTTCTTTGGCAGATTCGCGCCACTCATCGTAGGTCACCAAGTCCACAATGCCATTCTTTTCATGGTTAATTTGGATTGAAACCAAGCAGTCTAGGGTTTTCCTTTGGTTGCCTGCGAGATAGGTTTTCTTCTGGATTGAGTTAGTCAGGCCGCTGATGTCTACTGCTGTGAGATAAGCACCCCGAACTGGCGCGCCGTTCTTGTCTTGGATGGGCAAGTCAACCTGAGTGATCTGAAAGTTCTTAGGTGCAGGCATTTCTGCATCCTTCATTTTTTTGGATTCAAAGGCTATGGTTTTAGTTCCACTATCCAACTGGCAGCGATACTCCGCATCAAGCGCACCCTTCAGGGCGGTTGATCCACGACTCCGATCCTTGTCTGCCACGCCTGAGTGGTGAACCACCAAGACACAGCACTTCCAAGGTTGGCGCAGATAGACATCTAGATGCTGGATAAACGCATTCATATCCTGTGTGGAGTTCTCATCGCCGCCGTGGTTTCTGGCTAAAGTATCAATGATGATCAGGCTAGGCACTAATCCCGCTTGCGCTGAGAGCTCCTTGATGCTCTCAGCCACCACTGCCGCCTCGGTTGCATCATATAACTGCGCTGCCCTATGGCTTTTGTATAACGGCGCTCCATCCAAGGTTTGCCCATTGCCCAACTGCCATGCCTTGAACCGCCGAGCCAAGCCATTGTGACCTTCGCCTGCAATATAGAACACACTGCCTTGCTTGACCTCATGCCCATGCCAAGGCTTTCCTGTTGCCACACAGCAAGCAATGTCGATGGAGACAAACGACTTACCACCGCCTGGGTCACCGAACACCTGCGCTAGGGAGTCACTTTCAATGTAGTCATCTACGATCCAGTTGATCTGGCTAAGTTGTAGGTTATCTGCCCGAGTGAACTCAAACGCCAACTTGTCACGCATTGGGCCAGCTACGCGCTCAATCTGCTCTTTGACCGCATCCAGACCTTGCAGGCAGTGAAGGTCATTGAAGTCCGTTGGTTTGTTGTCCACCATGTCAGACTCTCCAAATGATGGGTAAACAATCTCCCCAAACACCAGAGCCGCCGCAGCCCTGCCCTTTGCTACACCAGGGTTGCCCTCGGTGAACTGGTCATTGTCCGCACCAATGATGATCTTACTGCCTGGGAACATCTCCTTGGCGCTCTTCGCTACCTTGGCTAAGTTCCCACAATCAAACGCCACTAGGACTGTATAGTCTGTTGCCTCATGGATCGATGCACAGGTTGCAAAACCCTCACCAATGAACACAATCTTCCGGTTACCCCTAAGTTCATAAAACCCACCCTCAATCTTGCCACCCTTCAAGAACCTTTTGTTGCCATCAGCATCAATGGTTTGATAACTTAGGATTTCCCCACCTTGGTTGATCACAGGCACAACCAACCTACCTGCACGATCAATCTTGATCCCATGCGCTTGAATGTGCTTACGAACAAGGTAAGGATGGTCATCACTGGCATCTGCATACGTCCCAACCTCATCCTCTGCACGTTCTGCTGCCACTGCCTGAGATGCCAGCCTGTCAGCTTCTTTCTTAGCCTTAACATCTGCTATCCACTTATCATGCTCAAAGCGCTCAGTGAACGACATCTGCCTGCCAGTATCTGCTACCCACTTACTCTCAAACACTGGCTCTTTCCAACAGCCTGCAATGCCCACAGGCACTTTGCCACTGGAATGCAAGATGTACCACCCATCCAATGCACCTTTCTTGGATGAAACGTGAGCTACCCTGTGAATCTCACCATCTGCCACGATCTCCTTGATCAGCAACCCACTGGCCTCACAGTGCTTCCTGAACCCCTCTTCAGGATTGATCAGGTCTTGGCTCTCTGTTGCAACGGCAAAGCCATTGGGGAATATTGTTGTTAGGTTAGTCATACAAATAAAAGTTGTTGGGTTTTTACAGTTGTTCCAGAGTCATATCTCTGAGAGTCGCCTTTGGGATACGGCATAACTTCGTAGTTAAGTTGTTTGAGCAACGAGTTCTTCTGATACTTGTTGCCAACAAAATAAACATACCGATGCTTTGCACTTCTGTTAATTCTTATTTCAGAATTTCCAAAACTGTGCCGACTATGTTTGCCATCTTCGCCAGCCATGTCGGTGCGTTCTTTGGTTGTGCCAGTAAACAAAAAGTTACTTGCCTGGTAGATGTAACCAACGTGGCCCATTGCTGTATCAGCATAAGAAACAACAATAGTTGGTTTGGGCAACATTTGAAGGCTCTTGCTTACCAAAAATGAAGCGCCATTAGCTATGCCATTGTTTAAACAAAGCCTGTTTAACTCCAAAACAATATCTTTATTTTCTATGCCACAAACCCCCATGCAAAGATTCGGGCTTGCTGGCACACCATAAGTCACAATGCCAACCAATTGATCATCAATGTAAAGTCCAAAAGAATATGAAATTGGACACATCCGCTTGGCATAGTGCTTTTCAAGCAACCAAGGCTCAACTTCAAAATTATTGATTGGTAAAACCTTCATTTAGGATTCTCCATGCTGTTGCCGCCACTCTTGGTACTTGTGCGTTGCCAAGGGCCTTAACTCTGTCCACTTGTCCGGGAAGTCCATTATGAGTTCTACAAAGTCC